TTCTTAAATGATCCATGGAATGACCTTAGTCTCCTACTACCTGCAGTACAAGAAACAGTAATTCAGAAAGATCCTGATCCTATTGCTAAACGTATTTATGATGCATATGGTAGAAAAGTTAAATCACGACAAGAAGAACTGTTGAAAGGAATAGAAAAAACTAAACAAGAAATGGCAGAACAAGAGGAAATGTTCCCTACAAAATAACAATTACTAAGGTAATATGGACCCAGAATTAGAACAAAATAAGGATCCGTTTGAGGTTACAGATGAAGAATTTAATCAATCTGCTGTAGGCCAATCGGTTCAAAGATTAAAAGAATTAGCAGGTGAAGAGAAGCAGCAAGAAGTTGCTGATCAACAAGAAGCTGCTGAACTAATTGATCCAAGAGAAAAAGAGAAGTGGGATGCTAAGGCAGTTGGAAGAGAACTTCAATCAGTTTTAACTGGAGGTCTTCAAGACACTGCCACTTCTATAGCCACCTTTCCTGAGCGTACAGCTGATGCGATCTCAGGTGAAATGCAACGTGAGAGAGAAGAAAAAGGACAGTATGTACCTGAATGGGATCCATTTGGGTCATATTCTAATCCAATTATAACTAAAACATGGTGGGGTAATCTTGCTAGAGGTGTAGTTCATTTTGGTTCTATGGCTGCTGCTATTATACCTACTGCTAAAGTAACACTAGGTAGAACAGCAATAGCTACCACTGGTATAGCTACAAATAGTTTAGTTAGAGCTGCTGGAATTGGTGCAGTATCTGATTTAGTATCTAAAGAATCAGACGGACATAATGCTCTTGGTATGCTGAGAGATAGATATGGACTTATGGATACTCCTCTTTCTACTAAAGATACTGATCATCCTTTATGGATGAAGTTTAAAAATATAGTAGAAGGTATGGGTATTGGTCTTATATTTGACGGTGCTACAATTCTACTAGGTAAAGGTACTCGTAAAGTAAGGGATATAGTAAATAAAAGAAAACAAAGTATTGACCTCCAAACTAACAGAAAAGCTTTACAAGAAGTAAGAAGTAATGAATTAGGATTTAGAGGCAGTAAAAATAAACCTGTTGCTGATTCATGGCAAGCATCTCATACATCTGAAACTGATCCATTTATTGTTTGGGAGAATCAGAAGAAAATCAGAAAGGACTGGGATGCTCAAGAAGGATCTGCTGGTACTGTTACTACACCAATACAAAGAGAACGTATTGCTAGAGAAGCTGATATTAGTGAAGATTTAGTAGATGAAACTTTACAGAAATTACTAAGTAGTGAAAAGTATCAAAGAGTAATAAAAAGTGTAGGTGGTAGTAGAAAAAGATTAGTTGAAGTATTTGGTGATTCTATAGCAGCACATCAACGTATTACTCAAGGTAGAAATGCCGCTGATATGTCTGCAAATGAATATTTACAAGAAATACTTGATTCATCTGATATATTTGATGCAGGTACTCCTGATCAGATATCTACAATTACTAGTAGAAATGTAGTTGTTACTGATTTAGTAGTAGGTACATTACTGCAGCAACTAAGAGATTTAGGTATAGCTGGAAGAGAAATAGCTACTTTTGCTGATTTATCAGATATTGATGGTCCAGCAGATCAGATATTAGATACAATGTTAACTGCTTTAACTGAAACTAAAAGGGCTAGGATTGTTAAATCACAGAACTTTAGAGAATTAGGTGCAGGTAAACGTAGGTATCTAGAAGAAACTCTTTCAGCTGATATGAAAGATACTAGGGAATCTATACAATCTATCTTAAAGATAGCTGGAGATGCTGATAAGAATGGAGAAGGGGATTTATTGATGGCTTTATTTGAAGCATTCTCATCAATGAAAACTGTTAACTCTATTGATGACTTTGATGCATGGGCAAGGAAAATGATCAAAGGTGGTGAAATTGAAGGTAAACCTCAAACAGGTGCTCTAATAAGAGAACTTCAAGGTGTAATGATTCATAGCATCCTCAGTGGCCCTAAAACAGCCGTTAGAGCTATTATGGGTACAAGTACTGCAACCTTCCTTAGACCGATGTCACAGACGATTGGAGCAGCCATACGTCTACCATTTACTGGAGATACTGCTACATTAAAAGTTGGGTTAGCTCAATTAAATGCTATGATCCAAGCTGTACCAGAATCTTTTGATTTATTTAAAAGTAGATTAAACTCTTATTGGAGTGGTGATGTATCTACTGTTAAAACAAGATTTGCTGAATATACTAGAGGTGATGATAACTGGGAAGTACTAAGACGATGGGTTGAAAGTCCTGAATCTGGTGCTACCGTAGGAGATAAAGTATGGTTTAATCTAGCTAACTTTGCTAGAGCTATGAATAATAATAGCTTCTTAACTTACTCTACTAAATTAATGGCAGCTACTGATGATTCTTTTGCTTATATTTTAGGTAGAGCTAAGATGAGAGAAAAGGCATTAAGGTCTGCTATGGATGCTAAAAGTAAGGGTGTATTAACAGCTTATAGTGAAATAACTCCTGACCTAATTAAAGTATATGAAGAAGACTTTTATCGTGAAATATTTGATGCAGAAGGGAATATAACTGATAAAGCTACAAAATTTGCTAGAGAAGAAGTTACTCTTACTGGTGAATTAACTGGTTTTGCTTCTGGTCTAAACCAGGTATTCCAAGCTAATCCCTGGGCTAAACCATTCTTTTTATTTGCTAGAACTGGTGTAAATGGTTTACAATTAACTGCTAAACATACTCCTGGATTTAACTTCTTAGTTAAAGAATTTAATGATATTGCTTGGGCTAAACCAAATAATCTAGATGATGTTGCTAGGTATGGAATTACTAATGCAGACGAGTTAGCTAATGCTAAGGCATTACAAACTGGTAGATTAGCTATGGGTAGTGCTCTTATATTTATGGCAGG